TCTCGCAGCCTTGCGCTTATCTTCTTTAATCTTGAAATAAAGGTTTGTCAGGTACGTCAGCAGGCCAAATACCAGACTACCCAGCACACCGATTGCAGCCCACTGTGACGGAGTTACTCTATCGAGCAACTGTAAAAACCAGTAGCCAGCACTGCCTGCGGAGGTGCCGTAGGCAATGCCTGTTGAAATTTTGTCCATGGATTTCATAGCCTCACCTCCGCACGGAACGGATGGCATAGTTATTATGTGTAGGCTTTCAGACACATCAATCAGAGCCTTAATTGATATATATGCTGGAGACGATGCAATATAAAAAGCTCGCCGTAGCGAGCTAATAAAATGTATTTCTCTGATATTATGTTTATTTGTATTAGCTCAGACTTGACATCACAGGTTTCGTATATAGAACATCATCAAATCTGTCAGTTTGCTATGAATGAGATATAGTAATTGAAGAGCTAACCTCGCATGTCAAAGCCAGATTTCTGAAAATCTCTGTAGACTTCCGGATTGTTGAAGGCCGGAAATTTGGCTTTATGAGCTGCGGACTTTATCGCTTCGCAATAGGCTTTATCACCGTTACTGGTAGATATTTTTAACGCCGTGCCATCCTGAGAGAATTCCATATGCAACCTGCATTTTTTCCCTTTCCAGTTATGCGGCTCATCAAGTTTGGCATTAATTGCAGCTCTGATTCCCCGCGCTTGCGCCCCCCATTCATCCTGATCATCCCAGCGTCCTGAACTGCAACTACCTGTAGCAGTAGTTTTGTGGCAATCTGAAGGGTGTAAAGGTGTGCATCCCGCAACAAAACCGACCCAAAAAGTCAACATAACGATTTTCTTTAATCCCACTTCTTGCTCCTCAATCCATTAAAATCTCAGCAATAGTAGTTGTTACGTCCGCCACTGGCTCAGAGCTGACTATCCGCTAAATTTAGCTCAGTGCCGTAGTTGTGTCAGAACAAACCTAAGCCGAAACCGTTTATTACAAAACAATAAATATCAGGGTTTAAAATCCAGCACCCCATTTTGAAATACTTTATATACTTCCGGCGAAGGGGGGGCAGGTATATCAGCATTCTTTATCGCATTCATCGCTTCACGACATAAATCGAGGTCTCCACTTTCTCTTTTAACCTCCAGTAGAAGGCCATTCGGGGCCATATGCATTCTCAGTGTACACTCTTTTCCTGAATACTTACTCGCATCCCCGAACTGTTTTTCGATGGCGCTCTTGATTTGATGGGCATACAGACGGATATCCTCACTAACATCAGAAGTACGTTCAGATGAACTCACATACTGTGTCTCTATTGCTTTATCGGAGTAATATGATGTACGGTCATGATAATTTGTCGATACAGCATCAGTGCACCCGATAATAATCCCACTAATAATCAACGTAAGAATTGATGCGCTACGAAAACCCATTTTTCCTCACATATGTCATATAGTAAAGGATTATATATACCGTTGTTTTGGACGCTCAAACAGCGAATCAGATCAAATAAAACGCACATTTGTTAACATTTACACAAAGTCTGCGTGGGATATTCTGAAAGAATATCCATAATGTGGAGAGAATCTATTGAAGTGCATGGTGCCGGGTGCCTCCCGGTGAACAAAATGTTCGTGATACCTGTCGGCGACAGAAAAGGTTAATGGTATCACCCCACCGCACAGGGGGATTCACCATGCAGGAGTTTTCTTAGCAAACTCACTGCGCGCCCGGCAACTCCCAACCACATAAAATGCGGAGTTTGTGGTATTTATGCATATAACTCGCAGGAATTATCTTAAAAAACTGATGTCGATCCGGATTAAAAAGAAGCAGGTCATCATCAGATGACTGGAAAAAAGGAAAACAAAAAATACTCATCATACAGTTTTGATTGCAGGGATGAGCCTGCTATGCACAATATGCAGAATATAAGCAAGATAAAAATATGCAGGCATATTATTTCGGATTTTGTTATTAACACAACCTTTTTAATAATCATTTGGCATACAATAAACCAGCCCAAAAAGAACCGCCTAAACAGGCGGTTGGTCAATACAAAGGATGCTTCGTCTTTATTATAGTAATCTGAGGCGTCGGGTGTCTTGTATCAGACAACATATTGTCCCGCTAAACAGCGAATTACAAACCACCCTGCAATGATCTCTCATCTCATTTTATATGAGTTGACGACATCAGGATAACGCATCATCAGCCCCTGCCAAGAAATATCAAAACTCCCGCCAGCAATGTGTTATCACAATATTGTAAAAAAAACACAGCACCGAAACTATAACTGGTCTCTGTTATAATTTGGAGCAGAAAGACCAGTTGCCCAACTAGCAGCATTCTCCCCTGCTTTCCTGACGTAAAAAAACCGCATTAAGCGGTTTTTTTACGATGTCCATGTCTGCAATCCGCCTCGCGATACAGCTTTGCGAAGCATAGCAAAATTGAAGCAGTTTATACGTAAGAAATCAAGCCATTTTCTCAGCAAATGATTCACGCATGGGAATATATAGGGCATACTCAGCAACAGCTAACCAATTAGCAATCCGTTTTTCGCATGTGCTAAAACACCACTCTGGGTGTGCATCATTTAGCAATTCAGCCATTTTGCGCTTAGTCATCCCCCGCCCTTCATAGCGTTGCCGGAGAATGCAAATCAATCCTGGATGCTCTGCCAGCACCTCACTTATGACTCGATCAATACATAACGCCTCTGCATCAGTACAATGCGCCAGCCAGCTCTTTTGCTTGCCGTTGATCATCTCTCGCAAAAACGCTTCCAGCTCAGCTTTCTCTATTCCCGCTTTTTTCATTCTGCGCAGGGCTTCATTAATGGCTGTTTTCGTCAGTTTTTTGGATGCCAACAACTGATTGAACATATTCCCTGACCTGCCACCGCCAATATACGACCAGCGCCCCCACATACGTAGTTTTCCCTGAATCCAGACACTTTCCAGCGTGGTGAGGCGAAGGTGTTCTCCGCTTTTTCCTGTATTCGTTGGGTAAATCATAAATGACCTTTCTTTCTCCAGATTTCTTGTGTGCGAAAAACCCCTTCAGCATGCATCAGGCGCAATTCTTCTTTGGTGTAATCGCTGGTTTTTACCCGCCCGTCGATTAGATCGTGGCATGAGCTACAGGCTATCGCCGCCTGCATATCGTGTGGTTTTGTCGCTGTTCCGCACGTCCCCGCCAGCCTGTAATGCGCCAGCACAGAGGTTTCGGGATTGTGATTGCAGTAGCCAGGGATTCTGATCTGGCACATCTGGCCTTTAGCCGCTTTACGTAAATTCACCATTACGCAAACTCCAGTAGTTGTGCGGCCACATTTTCAACTTCCTCCTGAGAGGAGAATTTACGGAACAGAATCCAGTTCCACAGCACATTCAGTACAGATTTATAAACCTGCTGAAACTCGACTTCGTCCATATTCGCAAAAGCGATGGATTTTGCCCGACGCCCACGGCTACCGTCCGGATAAATATGCTCGGTGTAAAATCCGGCCTGAATGGTTACCCACTCGCGGAAAGCCTCAAACGACTTTAGCAACGCCGTATCCCGGGTTCTACGAGTCGCAACGGTGTTAAGGTATTGCTCTGCGGCATCACTCAGGGCTGGCGTGTGTTCCCGACCAACTGATTCGCACAGGTAATCAACGAAACCAGACAGCAGTTCTCGTTCGCGAGGCGTGATCGCCCCACCGACCGGAGTCCAGTAATCGAATCCCAGTTGCAGGAGTTTGAAAAAACGCTTGTGGAATGCGTAGTTACGCACACGCTTAAAGTCTGCGTGTATCCACTCACCTATTTTGATTTGATGCAGAAAATCGCAACTCTCCGGCGTCGCCGGGAGAAGTAAACCAGAAGAAGTTTGTTTGACCAGTTGTATATGCGCCATTTCTCAATCTCTCGATGGCGCAGTGCAGCAGATGCCAGTTGTTCAGGCTGACGTATAAAGTATAAATAAACTGGTTCCAGTGTAAAGCCCCCACCTTAATGGAATAAAAACCAAACAACAGATTGCTGGGATACAAACAACGCTTATTATTAAAAGCGGTTAAACAAATTAAATTTTAATGTTATGCAAATTTGTCAGATCACCATAATATCTCATTTGAAAACCGCTGAAATAATAGCCCTATCAGGGTTAATCATATTAAGGTGAGTAAATATGGAAAACAACAAATCTGTACATTACGTTCCTTTTTTATCTGTAATACTTTTTGTTTTATGCTGTGCGTGGGCATTATTTTTATAAAAATATTTACAGATGAAGTAAACCCGCCAATCAGGTTAACTGTGGCTGCGTTGAGGATGCATAATACATCAGAGGTTGCGGGGATTTCTCCCATAAGCGCTAACTTAAGGGTTGTGGTATTACGCCTGATATGATTTAACGTGCCGATGAATTACTCTCACGATAACTGGTCAGCAATTCTGGCCCATATTGGTAAGCCCGAAGAACTGGATACTTCGGCACGTAATGCCGGGGCTCTAACCCGCCGCCGCGAAATTCGTGATGCTGCAACTCTGCTACGTCTGGGGCTGGCTTACGGCCCCGGGGGGATGTCATTACGTGAAGTCACTGCATGGGCTCAGCTCCATGACGTTGCAACATTATCTGACGTGGCTCTCCTGAAGCGGCTGCGGAATGCCGCCGACTGGTTTGGCATACTTGCCGCACAAACACTTGCTGTACGCGCCGCAGTTACGGGTTGTACAAGCGGAAAGAGATTGCGTCTTGTCGATGGAACAGCAATCAGTGCGCCCGGGGCGGCAGCGCTGAATGGCGACTACATATGGGATATGATCCTCATACCTGTCAGTTCACTGATTTTGAGCTAACCGACAGCAGAGACGCTGAACGGCTGGACCGATTTGCGCAAACGGCAGACGAGATACGCATTGCAGACCGGGGATTCGGTTCGCGTCCCGAATGTATCCGCTCACTTGCTTTTGGAGAAGCTGATTATATCGTCCGGGTTCACTGGCGAGGATTGCGCTGGTTAACTGCAGAAGGAATGCGCTTTGACATGATGGGTTTTCTGCGCGGGCTGGATTGCGGTAAGAACGGTGAAACCACTGTAATGATAGGCAATTCAGGTAATAAAAAAGCCGGAGCTCCCTTTCCGGCACGTCTCATTGCCGTATCACTTCCTCCCGAAAAAGCATTAATCAGTAAAACCCGACTGCTCAGCGAGAATCGTCGAAAAGGACGAGTAGTTCAGGCGGAAACGCTGGAAGCAGCGGGCCATGTGCTATTGCTAACATCATTACCGGAAGATGAATATTCAGCAGAGCAAGTGGCTGATTGTTACCGTCTGCGATGGCAAATTGAACTGGCTTTTAAGCGGCTCAAAAGTTTGCTGCACCTGGATGCTTTGCGTGCAAAGGAACCTGAACTCGCGAAAGCGTGGATATTTGCTAATCTACTCGCCGCATTTTTAATTGACGACATAATCCAGCCATCGCTGGATTTCCCCCCCAGAAGTGCCGGATCCGAAAAGAAGAACTAACTCGTTGTGGAGAATAACAAAAATGGTCATCTGGAGCTTACAGGTGGCCATTCGTGGGACAGTATCCCTGACAGCCTACAAAACGCAATTGAAGAACGCGAGGCATCGTCTTAACGAGGCACCGAGGCGTCGCATTCTTCAGATGGTTCAACCCTTAAGTTAGCGCTTATGGGATTTCTCCCCGCTGGTCCTCTTACTCCCCAAGTTCGTAAGCTGTGAAGACAGCGACCTCCGTCTGGTCGGTTCGGATTCGTACCTCGCAGAGGTCTTTCCTCGTTACCAGTACCGTCACTATAACGGTTAAACAGATGACGATCAGGGTGATTAACATCGCCTTTTGCTGCTTCATAGCCCGCTTCTTCTTGCCTTTCAGCACGTAAGAGACTAACCTACGTTTGTAAGGCATAGATTGGGCCCCAGATTAATGTTAAGCCTCTTGCCGGATGCGTAATATCAACTGGGACTTTTTCTATCTGCCTTTGGTTTTCATGCCCAAGGCAGATAGCCTCAAGCCCCCGCAGCCATACTATTTAACCCCCTTTACTTCGCCAATATGAAATCAATCAGAAAGGCGATCCATAAGAACAACAGCAAGACAATAAATTGCTATTACAGCAGCAATAGCCAGCGCACATTTGAGAACCAGCACGACAACCTCCTGTATTGGACGCACACCAGTCCTGATAAATATGAGGCTGTCTCGTCAGTGATTCAATACAACTATTGGGTATAGTTTATCTATTTTTTCTTTGGCAATGGAACACAACAGCCAAACATAACCAACACTTCTTCAGATGTATTAAGTCAGGCCCCAACCAGCATTTTGAGTAAGCAGTTCACTCAAATATGACTATCTGATTTGAGCGACGTGCGAACATTTACGATAGCTTCACTATGATTGGTACATTCTGCAATCTCTTTGTCTCAGAAAGTCGAAAGTAGCTTAAGCTATATTATCAAGAGGATAATCATCACATTGAAGGTCGATACGTTACCTTCAATGTGACAATCTATTTATTATTGAATTTGCAGGTTTGTACGTAAGGAACCTGTAGATTCCTCATATAACTTAGATATATAATTAGACATATCATGGTTACTTCGTACTTTTTTATTGAATTTTTTCAGGTACTTATCAACCGTAGTGCTAAGTAGCCCTGAGTCGTCTGTAACGTGAGTTATCCCTAAATTAATCAAAACACCTAATTTATTTTTTTCCACTAAGCTATCAAATGCGGATTTATCCCCGAGCTCATTCAGTGTTGATGCTATGAAGAAACGTGCATAATCAATATGTTCACCAATTTCCTCATATTGTTCAATTTGAACTGACAAGTCTTCCAAGGCAGATTTGAAAAAATCATATGCGTAATTGTTACTTAAACACTTTGTGAAAATACAAAGAAGAGCTACTGGTGAAAACTCCTTCAGCGGGATGTCGGTATTTCCCTTGAGAATATCAACATATAATTTACCTGCATCTATATATGATAAAAGGACTCCCCTCGTTATTTTTTTATACGGAGTTAGATATGAAGCCAAATAAAAAGAACCGTTATAAAATAACCTTAAAAATCTTGTTTTATCGTTACTAGGTTTAAGTTCATTAATTTTATCAATAAGATATTCATTGTCTCTTAACAAACCAAAATAGAAGAAATAACTATTTGCCCAATAAATATCATAAATATTATCATTTATGTCTATTAGGCCACGCTTCCTAAGTCCTTCAGCGTAAAAATACTCCATGAATGATCTGTGTAGAAATGAGAACGTATTACTTCTAACATTAACTGTTGTTACTTCACTGCGATAAATTAGTCTTTTGAAAAGTTTGTCCTCATCAACATTCAAGTTTCTTTTGGCCAAATAATTTAAAAACATGTCCTGCACTTCTGAAATTGATATGCAGTTTAGAGAGTTATCCATCATAAATATCGCAATTTCTACTAATATATTACTTATTACATCATATTCTGTTTGCGATAATAATCCCTTAGATGTATCCCATCGTCCCAATACTATCTCACTGTATTTTGAGTATAGTTCTGTCATTGTAGATGGTAATTCTTTAATCTCATCAGAGAGTATTCTTGCCAGAAGAATAGCGCTCACTGGAGTCCTGGGAATGAACTTAAATAGTGGTGTTTTTTCTATACCATTTTTAAGTTTATTTGTTATTTTAATGTCATTGCAGATTTTATCTACAAAGTCGATTATTTGACCTGTGCTAAGTGGTATTATCGAGTATCTTGCAAACATCTGATCGATAACTTCATAGTCCTGAAGAGAATCCATAATTCTTGAAGCAACTAGTAATCGAATTTTATCATTCCTGGATACTTTCTCTACAATGTCCCTGAAATTGTTTTGCCTTTCCTCAAGTGATTCCTTTACTTCATCCACCGAATCAACAATTAATAAAATATTCCCATCATGTTGTATTTTGTACTTACTTAACACACTTTGTATTATATTTTCAACATTAAGTTTTTTTTCTAGAACATCCTTGTATTGACAAAATACTGGAAGGATGTAGTCTTTTTCGTAAGAATATTCTTCTTTTATTTTTCTAATTAACTGTTTCAGCAAAGTACTTTTCCCAGAGCCAACGGTTCCCTCTAAAAAAATAAATCTCTCGGCTCTCACAACACTATACAGTTTTAACGGCCTGTGTCTGCGTTTTTTATGATCTTCCTTGCTTACATATCTATCAATAAGGTTATTTATGCCAACACTACCAAAAAAAGAGCTTTCAGGTGTATCACTTATGGTTTGCAATGTATCTGTTAAGTATTGTTCATAATTAATGGATTCGAAATCCCAAAACTCTGGGTAATATTTACTGATTAAAGAACATATTTTTTCACCCTCTATAAATTTTATATTTGTAGATTTGAATTTCAAGTAAATTTTTTCTTGAGCATTATTTGAGATCGATGAATTAGTAATAACCCAAATTTCATTCAAATGTATGTTCTTAGAGCCAGAAGAAATAAAGCGTGGATATAATTGACACTCTTCTATTTGTCGTTCAACCTCACTATTTGACTGAATTATCTTTCCAACTTTACAAATAACACCAATATATATTTCCTCGTCTAATGCCTCATCTCGTTTAATTATGACAAAATCAGCACCTTTTTCTGATGGTCCTTGCTTATATTCAACATGTGTAACAGTCGGCAAACGTGGTAGAAGCGCTCTTAGCACTGGATGGAAATCATCAACCTCACGTTGCAATGATTCTATTTTTCTTAAGTATTCTGGTTTCATTTGTTTACCTTAAACAGTATCCAAAAAAATCATTTTATATAACAATCATATTTCATACAATGTCAACTATTAGACTCTTTTTCAACATTATAAACCTATTATCAAAGACTAAGGCGACGGATTTCTCCGTCAGGTAATGACCAGATAAGGTCAGGATCAACCACAACCGGTTTCTTCACCTTTGCCCTTGATAGTTTTTTGCGGGCGTTTTGCCAGTCTTTACGAACCTGTTCTGAGGGAAATAACCCGTAACCAGAGTTGTATACATCACCGCTCGCAACCAATTCTCTGGCAAGAAGGTTCATCAGATATCTTGTCGCACCTGTCTTAGCTTCCAGTTGTCGTAACGTCTCGCGCCCACTCTGGCGCACGAGTTCAACAACCTGCCCTTTAATTTTTTCCCGCCCTTCTTGTGTAAATACTTTTGCCATAAGCGCCTCCGGCAATCACTTTTCCGATACAATACGGCGGGAAGAATCCGTAATCTGTCGAACAATATCCCGGTGCTTGTTCAGCTCCCGCAGCGCGGCGCAGACTCGCTCCCACTTCTGGACATGACTTTTCGCCCGACGCAATTCGCGGTTTGCCATATGCAGCGATGGTAAAACCAGGTCATCCGCTCGCGTTTCAGTAAACGATGGCAACGACTGCACAATATCAGCCACAGTTTCTGTTTTAATATCTTCCTGTGTTGCAGCTTCCTGTACTGGTAACGCAACACCTGCTGGCTGAGGAAAGGCTTTACCATCGGTTTCCGCTACCGATTCAACTTTCGGCTCTGCTGGTAAATTATCACCCGGTATGCAGTAACGAAATTTACCGTTCTGATTAATGCGAATCAGACGACCTTTGCTGATAGCCATTGCCAGCGTTGAAGCCACTTTGCGTGATGTGGTACCGAACAATGTAGCCAACTCATCAGCCGTTTGTGGTCCGCGTTGTTCAATCGTCGCGGTTAAATCGCACTCTGAGATTTTCGCTACTGTTGCTGTGGTGGTTTCTTCCGGCAGTTCTGCCTGCGCTGGCTGTTCCTGCTGAACGTTGTTATCAGCCACACGCCAGGTGTACGCGCTTTTATCAACAAAACCAGCCTTTTTCAGTTCCCATAGTTCGTTCAGCACTTCTTCACGACTGATATCAAGTCGCGCAGCAAGTTCTATGGATGTGGCTTTTCCCATTGCTTTCAGTGCGTCAAAAACAGTCTCCATTAAATTTTTCTCCCGGTAAAAATTACTTCGCAATTCCTGGCTGGACGACATTCGGACGCCAGCTCTCCCAGTTAAAATTCACCCATCGCCCGCCGTTCATGGTCATGCGATCCATAATCCGCTCGCCGAGCAATGTTTTCATGGCCTCATAGTTCAGGTTTGTCAGCATCCCCACGCTGCGCATCGACGCTGTCCGGCGATCAACAATCTGGTGCAGTACCACCTGCTCGTTTTTCGTCTCGCGCTGAATGCCAATTTCATCAAGAACCAGCAGATCCACTTCGCACAGTTCCCGCAAAAATTTTTCGCCTGACTGCCCATCGTCATAGCTGGCGTGCAGGGCACTCATAACATCAGCCACGGTAACCACAATCACTGTCTGACCGTCTTTCAGCAGGTGATTCCCGATAGCTGCCGCTAAGTGGTTCTTCCCAGTACCAGGTTTTCCGCTGAACGCAAAATTTGTACACCCGGTCATCAGTTCATCAGCGATGGATTTCGCCTGACTCAACGCGTATCGCTGCCCTTCGTTCTGCACCTGGTAATTCGAAAACGAGCATTTGCGGTGCAATGGCTGGATGCCAGAGCGATTCAGAATTTTTTCCACCCGCAACTGACGATTCTGACGGTTGATCTCCTCACAACGTTTCTGGCCTTCGGAAAGTTGCCACTCGCGCCACTCCGCTACCGTTTTGAATGGGGCGGTTACATGTGGCGGGGCCAGTCTACGGATACGTTCAAGAATGCCGCCTGCCGCAATATTTTTCATGGTCAGTTACCCCCTGAAGCCTGGCGGGATCGCACTATCCGGTAACGAGACGGTGTTAACCTGTCGGAGTAACGTCTCAGGTCGAACACCTTTTGGCGCGAACAAGCCCTGGTATTCATTGGCGATGCTGTGTCGAATCACCTGCTCAGGTGAAAAACCCTGCTGGCGGAATTTTTCCAGCTCCCGTATCGCCCCGTTAGCACCCTGCTCCGTTCGAATCGGTTTACGCAATGCCTGGCGAAATTCAACCCACTCACGCCAAAGCGAGACAGAAATCCAGTTCGGCAAAGCAATATCCAGAGGGTCAAACTTTTTGACACCTCGATTCCCCCGGGGGGGATTTAGGGGGGGATCTTTTTTTAGATCTTTATCTGTATCTTTATTAGTTGCCTTTGTGTTGACATCATGTTCAAACACCACTTCAACATCTGTTTGAACACCTGTTAAATTTCTCTCTTGTTTTGTTTGAACATCTGCTTCCTTTCTGCTTCTTCTGGCCTGAACAGATGCTTTTCCTGCGGCTGATTTTTTGGTTAATTTTTCCCTGACTGATGCCAGATCTTCCTCAATCCGAAGATGCACCCATTCCTCGCCGTTATCGCAAAAAAACTCCTGCAAGGATGGTTCAACATCAGCCCATCGCTCGTTAGTCAGACGGGCAATTTTTGCCAGCCTGTTTTTAGGTATTGGCTTTCCTGTTTGCCAGTAATTGAACATCAGCAACAAATACGCACCATGCTCCTCTGCTGACAAATGCATGGTGTCAGCCAGGTAATCAGCTATGTACAGTTGCATGTATGGTAATGCGGCCATAATTGCCCCGTATGATGCTGCCCGGTTGCTTAGAATAAGCACAAACAGCATGGAAACTTTTGCTTAATGAACAATGACAGAATCGTCGGAAGACCCGCCGCCGCTGAAATGCGCTTTCCGGTAAACGGCCTGGACTGCATCATCATGCGCATCAATTGCCGTACTTAACGCTTCCTGCGCCGCCAGTAATGCACGGCGTTCCAGGGTATCGAAGATGCAGAGTCGGTGACGCAGCTCGCGCGGAAGGATTGCCAGAACCGCAGGGATCAGTTTCTGAATTTTTTCCCTTTGCGCTTTCGTTTCACCTTTCAACCAACGGTGATAGATATTCTGCTGATTGTTCCAGTCCTTGCCTGGTACCAGGGGCAATTCGCCGCCCCCCTGGCGCAGATATTCTTCAGTAATGGCATTGGCTACCCATGCCTGCCCTTTTTCAGCAGCCAGGGCTAACAACACTGATTCGATGTGCTCATGCTTGATTTTCATGAATCATTTGCCTCTTGATGTTTCAGGTATGATCAAATGAGGATTTGTTACTGTCATTTAGTTGCTTCACTGACATATTCTGCGAACAACATGCCGAACGTCGTAAATATGACCAGTCAATATCAGGACGAAGTTCTTCGCACAGAACCTCACCTCTTGTTGCACGTTCAATTGCTGGACATCTCTCGGCAGGCAATTGACGTACCCCTTTGATCCATTGATTTACGCTTGGAGGTGATACACCTAAAAGCCTAGCCATTGCTGATTGCCCACCGACAACAGCACAAGCTTGCTTGAATGAATAGTTCTCTTTTTTCATCGAATGAACTCCAAAAACACACAGAAATATTAGGCGACGCCTAACGCAATTGTCAATAGGCTGTGCCTAATGCGGTAAGGGTAGGGATTGCCTAATGTAATGCGCATAGGAGAATATTAAGCAATGCTTAGTGGTAAAGACTTAGGCCGAGCGATAGAGCAGGCCATTAACAAAAAAATCGCATCGGGATCCGTCAAATCAAAGGCGGAGGTCGCACGCCACTTCAAAGTCCAACCACCATCAATTTATGACTGGATTAAGAAAGGCTCTATAAGTAAAGATAAACTTCCAGAATTATGGCGTTTCTTTTCTGATGTTGTTGGTCCAGAGCATTGGGGGCTTAACGAATACCCCATACCAACCCCCACCAATTCAGATACAAAAAGTGAAATTTTAGATATAAACAACCTTTATCAAGCAGCCTCTGATGAAATAAGAGCGATTGTAGCTTTCCTGTTATCTGGAAATGCTACAGAACCAGATTGGGTTGACCACGATGTTCGCGCCTATATAGCAGCGATGGAAATGAAAGTGGGTAAGTATCTGAAAGCTCTAGAATCTGAACGGAAAAGCCAGAACATCACAAAAACTGGAACTTAAACTTATATGGTCTGACGGAAAACTCCTGGATTCCGTTATTTAACCCCCCCATCACTTTCTGCTGTCGCCATCACCTATTAGGTTACGCTCAAAACATTAGGCATAGCCTATTGACAATCAATTAGGCATTACCTATAGTTCCAGCATACCACCCACCCCGCCCCACAGAACGCCGGGCAATACTTCGAGTTACCAGGCAGTGGTAAGGGGTTAAGTAGCCAGCCCGAGGCGTATGAACATGACGGCGGGATTCAAATTTTGCAGTGCAGTAGTTAGTTCCGCCACCCGGCGTTAAGGGGAGAGATAAGATGGTGCATTACGAAGTAGTTCAGTATTTGATGGATTGTTGCGGTATCACTTACAACCAGGCTGTGCAGGCTTTACGCAGCAACGACTGGGATCTCTGGCAGGCAGAAGTCGCTATACGTAGCAACAAGATGTGAGATTCGCAAAATGCAAAAAATCGACCTCGGCAACAACGAATCCCTGGTGTGCGGCGTGTTCCCCAACCAGGATGGAACGTTCACTGCCATGACGTATACCAAAAGCAAAACATTTAAAACCGAAACTGGTGCGCGCCGATGGTTGAAGAAGCACACAGTAAGCTAACGATTAAAACGTCTACTCCTGCTGTTCCAGAATAACTTCATAAAATGGGAGTATTTTTCGGTGACGAGATAATAAGAACAGTTTGCGCTATCACTCTGATGTTGAATGATGCCCTTCCGTTCTAATTTTTTCATAACCGGGTTACGGCAAGGAGAAGTGATAATAAGATTTCCTGTTTTAAGGAAATCTTTAAATACAGCGATTTCTTTCTCAGATAAACGAAGCAATACTCGTTGCTCTGGTAGTAATGAATAATGCTTTTGAATATGTGCTCGCAATCTTGAGAAGGAAATGGCGACCACGAAAGAAAAGGCAAAAACGATAATCTGAAAGAGCCAAGGTATTTCAGTATAAGCGTTGAATGCGACAGTAAACTCTTTCGGTATCAGCCAGAGAGTGAGACCAAAAATGATAATCGTATACATAAGTCTTTCGAGTGGCTCGTTAGCAAAAAGTTTCAACAATGGAGTAAATACATCCAACATATCAATAACTCTCAACTGTAAGGGTATTGAAATGTTAACACAAGCTCTCGCTGTAGGGGTATAGCCGAGACCACCGAAGCCCGGAGGTGGTGAAATAAAACCGGGCACAACACGAAGGCGCATTTCCGATATCCATAAAGAGTCGGTCTTGTCTGTTAAATTTAAATGGTGGGAGTGCGCCTCCGGTTGTAAATAACGACATTGCTGTGTGTAGTCCTGGCGGCATCAGTTTTTTTCTTGAAGTTCGGCTGATGTCCGCCCTTTTTAAAGTGAATTTTGTGATGCGGTGAATGCGGCTAAGCGCACGTGGCACAGTTAAAAGTCATGTTAGTCCTTATTGGTTTGGGTGGGAAAGCCGACTGTAATTGTTAACTGGTTGCAGTCACCTGGAGGCACCAGGCACCGCATCAACAAAGTTCATTTGTAAAAATGGAGATAATTATGATTGCACATCACTTCGGAACTGATGAAATACCACGTCAGTGTGTGACTCCTGGCGATTATGTTCTTCATGAAGGCCGGACATATATTGCCTCGGCAAACAATATTAAAAAGCGAAAACTATATATTCGTAACCTGACCACAAAAACATGCATTACTGACCGCATGATTAAAGTCTTCCTCGGTCGTGATGGTTTACCTGTAAAGGCGGAGTCATGGTGATGACTAAGAAAATAAAATGTGCTTACCACCTTTGCAAAAAAGACGTTGAAGAAAGCAAAGCTATTGAAAGAATGCTTCACTTCATGCACGGGATTTTATCAAAAGACGAACCGAGAAAATATTGCAGTGAAGCTTGTGCCGAAAAAGACCAGATGGCACATGAACTTTAATTAATTGACTATTCGAAACTGAATTTATGCCAGAAATGGCAGGTATTCGCTCAACCTTAATTAAGGAGAAAAACATGATTACCAATTATGAAGCCACTGTTGTAACTACCGATGACATTGTTCACGAGGTGAATCTGGAAGGAAAGCGCATTGGCTACGTAATTAAAACAGAAAATAAAGAAACCCCATTCACTGTGGTTGATATCGATGGTCCATCAGGCAACGTAAAAACACTTGATGAAGGTGTCAAAAAAATGTGCCTGGTGCATATCGGAAAGAATCTGCCCGCAGAAAAAAAAGCCGAATTTCTGGCAACTCTAATTGCAATGAAATTAAAAGGTGAAATCTGAAAGAAATAGCCTGCGTATGGCGCAGGCTATGAACAGTGTGTATCCGGCAAGATCATTCACTGAACAAAACGAATTTTAATCTGAGTTGAGGTTAAAAAACAATGAGCACAAAACCACTCTTCCTGTTACGGAAAGCGAAAAAATCATCCGGTGAACCTGACGTCGTCCTGTGGGCAAGCAACGATTTTGAATCGACCTGTGCCACTCTGGACTACCTGATCGTTAAGTCAGGTAAAAAACTGAGCAGCTATTTTAAAGCTGTTGCCACGAATTTTCCTGTCGTTAATGACCTGCCCGCTGAAGGTGAGATCGATTTTACCTGGAGTGAACGCTATCAACTCAGCAAAGACTCCATGACATGGGAACTAAAACCGGGAGCAGCACCAGACAACGCTCACTATCAAGGCAATACCAACGTCAACGGCGAAGACATGACTGAGATTGAGGAGAATATGCTACTCCCAATTTCTGGCCAGGAACTGCCCATTCGTTGGCTTGCTCAACACGGCAGCGAAAAACCGGTAACGCACGTTTCACGCGACGGACTCCAGGCATTACACATTGCTCGGGCTGAAGAACTACCGGCTGTTACTGCCCTGGCTGTTTCCCACAAAACCAGCCTGCTCGACCCGCTGGAAATTCGCGAACTCCACAAACTGGTTCGTGACACTGACAAAGTTTTCCCTAATCCTGGTAATTCAAACCTGGGACTGATAACTGCTTTTTTCGAAGCATACCTGAACGCTGACTACACCGATCGAGGACTGCTGACAAAAGAGTGGATGAAGGGTAATCGTGTTTCACACATCACTCGCACGGCTTCCGGTGCTAATGCTGGCGGCGGAAACCTCACCGATCGCGGCGAAGGTTTCGTACACGATCTGACGTCACTGGCGCGCGACGTAGCCACTGGCGTACTGGCCCGTTCAATGGATCTGGACATCTATAACCTTCATCCGGCACACGCTAAACGCATTGAGGAAATTATCGCTGAAAATAAACCGCCCTTTTCTGTTTTCCGCGACAAATTCATCACCATGCCTGGCGGGCTGGATTATTCCCGCGCCATCGTGGTTGCGTCCGTAAAAGAAGCACCAATTGGGATCGAGGTCATCCCCGCGCACGTCACTGAATATCTGAACAAAGTACTGACTGAAACCGATCATGCCAACCCTGATCCGGAAATCGTGGATATTGCCTGCGGTCGCTCCTCTGCCCCGATGCCGCAGCGAGTAACAGAAGAAGGAAAACAGGATGATGAAGAAAAACCGCAACCATCTGGAACAACGGCAGTTGAACAGGGAGAGGCTGAAACAATGGAACCGGACGCAACTGAACATCATCAGGACACGCAGCCGCTGGATGCTCAGTCACAGGTAAATTCTGTTGATGCGAAATATCAGGAACTGCGGGCAGAACTCCATAAAGCCCGGAAAAACATTCCATCAAAAAATCCTGTCGATGCCGATAAATTGCTTGCTGCATCACGTGATGAATTTGTTGACGGAATTAGCGACCCGAACGATCCGAAATGGGTAAAGGGGATCCAGACTCGCGATTGTGTGTACCAGAACCAGCCAGAAACGGAAAAAACCAGCCCGGATATGAATCAACCTGAGCCAGTAGTGCAACAGGAACCGGAAATAGCCTGCAATGCCTGCGGCCAGACTGGCGGGGATAACTGCCCTGACTGTGGTGCGGTGATGGGCGACGCAACATACCAGGAAACATTCGATGAAGAGAGTCAGGTTGAAGCTAAGGAAAATGATCCGGAGGAAATGGAAGGCGCTGAACATCCGCACAATGAGAATGCTGGCAGCGATCCGCATCGCGATTGCAGTGATGAAACTGGCGAAGTCGCAGATCCCGTAATCGTAGAAGACATAGAGCCAGGTATTTATTACGGAATTTCGAATGAGAATTACCACGCGGGTCCCGGTATCAGTAAGTCTCAGCTCGATGACATTGCTGATACTCCGGCACTATATTTGTGGCGTAAAAATGCCCCCGTGGACACCACAAAGACAAAAACGCTCGATTTAGGAACTGCTTTCCACTGCCGGGTACTTGAACCGGAAGAATTCAGTAACCGCTTTATCGTAGCACCTGAATTTAACCGCCGTACAAACGCCGGAAAAGAAGAAGAGAAAGCGTTTCTGATGGAATGCGCAAGCACAGGAAAAACGGTTATCACTGCGGAAGAAGGCCGGAAAATTGAACTCATGTATCAAAGCGTTATGGCTTTGCCGCTGGGGCAATGGCTTGTTGAAAGCGCCGGACACGCTGAATCATCAATTTACTGGGAAGATCCTGAAACAGGAATTTTGTGTCGGTGCCGTCCGGACAAAATTATCCCTGAATTTCACTGGATCATGGACGTGAAAACTACGGCGGATATTCAACGATTCAAAACCGCTTATTACGACTACCGCTATCACGTTCAGGATGCATTCTACAGTGACGGTTATGAAGCACAGTTTGGAGTGCAGCCAACTTTCGTTTTTCTGGTTGCCAGCACAACTATTGAATGCGGACGTTATCCGGTTGAAATTTTCATGATGGGCGAAGAAGCAAAACTGGCAGGTCAACAGGAATATCACCGCAATCTGCGAACCCTGTCTGACTGCCTGAATACCGATGAATGGCCAGCTATTAAGACATTATCACTGCCCCGCTGGGCTAAGGAATATGCAAATGACTAAGCAACCACCAATCGCAAAAGCCGATCTGCAAAAAACTCAGGGAAATCGTGCACCAGCAGCAGTTAAAAATAGCGACGTGATTAGTTTTATTAACCAGCCATCAATGAAAGAGCAACTGGCAGCAGCTCTTCCACGCCATATGACGGCTGAACGTATGATCCGTATCGCCACCACAGAAATTCGTAAAGTTCCGGCGTTAGGAAACTGTGACACTATGAGTTTTGTCAGTGCGATCGTACAGTGTTCACAGCTCGGACTTGAGCCAGGTAGCGCCCTCGGTCATGCATATTTACTGCCTTTTGGTAATAAAAACGAAAAGAGCGGTAAAAAGAACGTTCAGCTAATCATTGGCTATCGCGGCATGATTGATCTGGCTCGCCGTTCTGGTCAAATCGCCAGCCTGTCAGCCCGTGTTGTCCGTGAAGGTGACGAGTTTAGCTTCGAATTTGGCCTTGATGAAAAGTTAATACACCGCCCGGGAGAAAACGAAGATGCCCCGGTTACCCACGTCTATGCTGTCGCAAGACTGAAAGACGGAGGTACTCAGTTTGAAGTTATGACGCGCAAACAGATTGAGCTGGTGCGCAGCCTGAGTAAAGCTGGTAATAACGGGCCGTGGGTAACTCACTGGGAAGAAATGGCAAAGAAAACGGCTATTCGTCGCCTGTTCAAATATTTGCCCGTATCAATTGAGATCCAGCGTGCAGTATCAATGGATGAAAAGGAACCACTGACAATCGATCCTGCAGATTCCTCTGTATTAACCGGGGAATACAGTGTAATCGATAATTCAGAGGAATAATTCAGCCTGGCGGTGTAATGCACCGCCAACTTGAAATATTTTTTATGAGAAAAATTATGAGATATGACAATGTTAAACCATGTCCATTTTGTGGTTGTCCATCAGTAACGGTGAAAGCCATTTCAGGATATTACCGAGCGAAGTGTAACGGATGCGAATCCCGAACCGGTTATGGTGGAAGTGAAAAAGAAGCACTCGAAAGATGGAATAAACGAACCACTGGAAATAATAATGGAGGTGTTCATGTATAAAATTACCGCCACTATTGAAAAGGAAGGTGGCACTCCTACTAACTGGACAAGATATTCAAAATCTAAACTAACGAAATCAGAATGCGAAAAAATGCTCTCAGGTAAAAAAGAAGCAGGCGTTTCCAGAGAGCAGAAAGTAAAACTGATAAATTTTAATTGCGAGAAACTTCAGTCCTCGAGAATTGCATTGTATTCAAATTAAAACTTCATAGCTGATTATTAATAATCAACATCGGGCGTCAATTTCAGTCTAACATTGGCGCCTGCCAGAGGTGATGCGATGGCACAAGTAATCTTTAATGAAGAGTGGATGGTTGAATACGGCCTGATGCTTCGCACTGGTCTGGGGGCCAGACAAATTGAAGCATACCGCCAGAACTGTTGGGTGGAGGGCTTCCACTTCAAACGAGTATCTCCTTTAGGTAAGCCAGACAGCAAACGAGGGATTATCTGGTACAACTATCCAAAGATAAATCAGTTTATCAAAGACTCATGATATGTCTAAATTACCAACAGGTGTCGAGATTAGAGGTAGATACATTCGCATCTGGTTCATGTTTCGAGGAAAACGATGTCGGGAAACATTAAAAGGCTGGGAGATTACAAACAGTAATATTAAAAAGGCCGGAAATTTAAGAGCGCTGATAGTTCATGAAATAAACTCCGGTGAATTTGAGTATTTAAGACGTTTTCCCCAGTCCAGCACTGGGGCAAAAATGGTGACAACGAGAGTCATAAAAACGTTCGGAGAGCTTTGTGATATCTGGACAAAAATTAAAGAGACAGAGTTAACAACAAACACAATGAAGAAAACGAAATCACAATTAAAAACACTCAGAATAATAATTTGTGAAAGTACCCCGATATCACATATTCGTTATAGCGATATCTTAAACTACCGGAATGAACTGCTGCATGGAGAAACGCTTTACCTGGATAATCCAAGATCCAACAAAAAAGGAAGAACCGTGCGCACAGTTGATAACTATATCGCCCTGCTCTGTTCGCTGTTGCGTTTTGCGTATCAGTCGGGATTTATATCAACCAAACCATTTGAAGGAGTAAAAAAATTACAGCGAAACAGAATAAAGCCTGATCCGTTATCTAAAACAGAATTCAATGCATTAATGGAAAGTGAAAAAGGACAGAGCCAGAACTTGTGGAAATTTGCCGTTTACTCAGGACTTCGTCACGGGGAACTGGCAGCTCTGGCGTGGGAGGATGTGGATCTCGAAAAGGGAATAGTGAATGTCAGAAGAAACCTGACGATACTTGATATGTTCGGTCCCCCAAAAACAAATGCCGGGATCCGAACAGTAACACTACTGCAGCCTGCTCTTGAAGCACTGAAGGAGCAATACAAACTGACCGGGCATCATCGCAAAAGCGAAATCACCTTTTATCATCGGGAGTACGGCAGAACCGAAAAGCAAAAACTGCATTTTGTTTTCATGCCCAGGGTGTGTAACGGAAAACAAAAACCTTATTACTCGGTAAGCAGTTTGGGGGCAAGGTGGAATGCAGCAGTAAAACGTGCTGGTATTCGCCGCCGTAATCCGTACCATACGCGGCATACTTTTGCCTGCTGGCTGTTGACGGCAGGAGCGAACCCGGCATTTATAGCCAGCCAAATGGGGCATGAAACTGCGCAGATGGTGTATGAAATTTACGGTATGTGGATTGATGACATGAACGACGAACAGATAGCCATGTTGAATGCGCGGTTATCGTAG